TCTTACCGGCCATCGGGCGGTTGAGCGTGGTGGTCCCCTCGTCCTGAATCAGATAAGGGATGCGGAGCGACCGCCCCGGCACGTTGTAGCGGCGGGCGTACTGGAAGATCCCGGGCTGGGCGTTGGACACCGAGAAGATCTCGGGGACCTGCGTCAGCGGGAGCAGGTACTCCCCGCCCGACGTGCTGCCGGTGATGGTGCGGGTCATCTCGGCCACCTTGCGAAGACCCTCGGCCTCGCGGGCGTCCTTGGTGCCCTTGCTGGCGGCGCGGATGTACGCGCCCAGCGTGGGGAAGTGGTTCACCAGCACCTTGCGCACATCGGCCATGGCGTCGGCCATGCCGCGGAACTCGGTGCGCTCGGGCTGCCCGCCCGCGTCGATGCGGGTGAGGCCGGTGTCCCCGCCCTGCCGGTCGATCTCGGCGTCGGGCGTGAACTCCGCGGCGGCCTGCGCGCGCTGCTCGAGCGCCATGATGGCGTCCGTGCGGTTCTTCACCTCGTCCACCGTCAGCGTGACGGCGGGGTCCATCAGCTCGGCGCGGAGCTTCTGCGCCTGCGCGCGCAGCTCGTTGGCCGCGCGGTTCTTGGTGACCAGCGTGTTCTGCATCGTGTCCTCGGGTGTTATGCGGAGTAGGTCTGCCGCACGGCCTTGAGCCGGTCGGCCATCGGGACCGCCGCGTCCTCGCGGGCTGGCGGCGGCGTGGGCGGGGCGCAGCACTCCGCGCGCGTGCCCGAGGCCGCATCGTCCAGGTACGGGGAGGCGTAGGCATCCAGCACCGCTTGCCGGTCGGTGACGCTCAAGGCGTCGAGCGCCGTGCGGGCGGCTAGCATGAGCAGGTCGCGGTCCGTGCGCACGGAGTCGCGGGGCTGCTCGGGTACATCGCGGTGGCGCGCGCCCAGCACGTCGGTGCCGGGCACGCTGGGCATGGGGGTCAAGCTGATTTCGCGCAGCTCAATCTCCAGAAAGCGCTCGACCATCTTCCCGTCAAGCGTTGCCATCTCGGTGCGCTTGGGCACGAAGCCAATCGACAGGCCGGTGAACGCGCCCGCGGCCATGACGGCTTGGACGTATTCCTTCGCGGCCCGCCCGCCCTCGGTGTCGAACAGGTCAGCCACCATCACCAGCGCGTCCCCGGTGTCCGTCAGGCTGGCGACCACGCCGACGTGTGCGTCCACCTCGCGCTCATGGTCCATGAGGAACGGCACCTTGCGCGCCTTGACCTTGAGGTCAATGGTCCGCTTGGCGCACCCGCGCGCGAACACGGTGCCGTAGGTGTCCACCTGCTCGTAGGTCAGCGCCACGCCGGTAATGCGCCCCGCGATGCCTGCGGGTAGCTCATCCTGGCGCGTCTCTAGCGCCACCTCGCGGCGGTGCAGCGTCACGGTCTGTACGGTCATAGGACGCCCTGCGCCTCCTCGGCAGTCTCGGTGTAATAGGCTAGAGTGCAGCGGCAGTTGATGATTTCGGCAGCATCCCCAGCGGGGTCGAGCGGATAGCGCAGCCCGTTGTTAAACGTCTCGTCAATGCCGATGACGCCTTGAGACATGGCTCCGGTCTTGTCGTCGTGCGTGGGGCGAGTCTTGTTGTCCTCAAAGGCCAGCCATTGCTTGGCGCGGAACAGGTCGCCCTCGGCCTTGGCTTGATCCCATGAGCCCTGCGATTGCGCCCCCGCCACCTCGGTCCGTGCGATCCGCGTGGCACGCACGTCCGTCATCTGCTCGCCATACACGCTGGCCTGAATGAGCCGCGCCGTCTCGGCAACACTTAGCTCGGCCAGCTCGGCGCTGCGAATCGCCGCGGTCACCTGGTTGGCGGTCGTCTCGCCGATCAGCTCGGCCAGCCGGTCGGCGCGATTGGCGATGGCGTCCAGCACGCTGGCAGGCTTGAGCCCGAAGCTGAACCCCGCGCCCGCCACCTCCTGCGCGCCAAAGAGGTACATGCGCTCGATCAGCTCCAGATACGCGGCCCGCCACGCGGCGTAGTAGTCCCCGCCCCTGGCGTAGTTGGCGCGCACCTGCCGCTCAATGGCGTCGAGGACGGGGTCGTCCGCGCGGGTCGCCTTGGCGAACATCGCGGCCACGTCCTTGGCGTCCTCGCGGAACCGCTCGCGCGCGGTGCTATAGAACGGGGCCTCCTGCCGGTCCATCTCCGACACCTGCCGCTTCCAGTAGCGGTACAGGATGTGGTCCTCGTCGGGCTCGCCGTCCTCGCGGTACAGCGGGGCGCGCAGCACCTCGGGGTGATGCACCCAGTAGGGGCGGCCCTGCTCGTCTACCAGGGGGCTGGCATTCCGTACCGCCGCACCAGCGGTAGCCGGTGGCGCATCGTCCGCTGCCACCGCCGCCACGGCAGCACGAGCCGATAGGGCGGCACCACCTGCCGGAACACGTTGCGCCGCACGGTCAAGCGCCTCCTTGGCTTCGTTGATGACGGCCCGCATCCCATCCAGCCCGATGTCGCCCACCACCAGCCACTTCACCTGGGCGATCACGCCCGCGATCCGCTTATTGCCCCTGTGCCGCGCCCCCCACGCCTCGCGCAGCCGCACGGCCCGCTCCTCGGCGGGGCTGTTGGGCGCGCCGCCACGCTTGGCCAGCGGGGCCAAAAGAGCGAACTGGCGATTGCCGCGGACGTTGCCGCCCTTGCGCCAGATCTCGGGGAAGTCCGCCTTGAGCGCCTCGGCCTCGCCCACGGGGAAGCGAGCCCATTGGCTGTTGCGCAAGCTGACAGCCTTGTCGTCCCCCTTGGCGGGGAAGTCCGTGGCGTCGGCGCGGTCCTCGTCCAGATTGTCGTCCTCGTCCTCGTCATCCTCGCTATCGTCCTCGTCCTCGTCCTCCATCTCCTCCGCGTCCGTCTCGCCTTGCAACGCCGGGGGCGGGCCGTCCTGCGCGGGGGCTTGCGCCATGACGGCGCGCGGGTCGATCACGGCCACCGCGGCGGGCGTCAGGGTCGAGCCCGCGGTGATGAGGATGGTGTCGGTCGGCTCGGGGATCGGGGACAGCCGCAGCGCCCGGCGCGACTCCTCCCACGTTCTAAGCCCGTCGCGGAACTCGGCCCGCACGCGCGTGCTGGTGGCGCTGTCGTCCTCGACCAGCTCGCGCAGCATATCGTGGTCGTAGCTGATCCACACGTCCCCGAACTCGGGGGCCAGCCAATGGTTCAGCTCGTCCTCAATCGCGGCCAACATCGGCTCAATGGTGTGCTGCACCAGCCGCGCGCGCGCCTCGACGTACTGGGCGCCCGACAGCCCCGCATCGCTGGTCGCGCTCGCGATCCCGATCATCCGCGGGTCCACGCCGAAGGCGGCACAGATGTCCTCACGGGACACCCGACGTAGGTCGGGGAACTCGAGGTCGGACAGCGTGAAGCCCAGCGGCTTGATGTCCCGCACGGCCCCGAAGAAGGCGGGGGTGCCCCGCTTGCCGCGGTCCACCACGCGGGCGCGGTAGCGGTCCTGCATGGCCGTGGCGTCATCCTGCGTGGCCTCGTCGGCCAGCAGCACGGCGAACGTCGGGGTACCGTCGTTGGTCACCACCTGCCGGACGTACTTCGTGGCCTCGTTGTCCGCCGCGATGGACGCCAGCGCCGTGGCCCCGCGGGGGAACCCGAACGCGTCGGGGGTGAACGGACGCGGCATCTCCAGGTCGCGGACGTGGATGATGTCGGCCACGTCCCGCTGCACAATGATGCCCGACCAGTTGGCGTAGTCGTACCGCCGCGGGTCGCCCTCGGTGTCCACCCACACCGATTGCAACGACTCGGGGTTGATCGCCCCAAGTCGCCGCGGCAGGCCCACGCCGGACGGCCCACGGTCCATCTCGAGCATGGCGTTGCCGTAGCCCAAAAAGTCGATGGCGAGCCGCGCGCGCATGGTGCGGGCCGTGAACCGGGGGCCGGGGTAGTCCAGCAAGCGCTGGAGCGGGTGCGCCTCTGGGACGCGCGACTCGTAATCGCCCCGCGCGCGCAGCACGATGAGCGGCACCGACGCCACCGTGTCCGCGATCACGCGCATACACGCGTGGACGACCGGGTGCTTGCTGAACCCCTCGGCGCGGATCGACGCGCCGTCGGGCTTGTACTCCTGGGGGTTGGCCGTGCGGACCAGCGACATCTGCGGGGTGCCGCTGGCGAGCCCGTTCTGCGGCTGGCCGGTTGTGCCGGTCAGGCCGGGGAAATTCGGGTACGTCAGCGGGATGACGGCGCGGGATGCGTCGGGCGCGGTGATGTCCCCGCGCAGCGCCTTCAAGGCGAGCCCTACGCGCTCGCGCAGGGTCGGGACGGCCACAGGGGCCGGGGCGTCAGCCATGAGCCGAACGCTAGGCGTGACATGGTCCCCGCCGCAAGCTGGCCGGTTGACTAGACCAGCGCCTAGACCACGAACGCTTCCACCTGCTTGAGCATCAAACTCGACAGCGCCCACACCAGCGCGTCCACGCGGTCCGGGCTGCCGTCCATAGCGTCCGGGCGGAAGCTGGACATCTGCTGCTCGAGGATCGGGAGCTGCCCGACGTGGAACACCCGCCCCTCCTGGTACAGCGCGTAGACCGGCTCGGCGCGGGCCAGCTTGCCTTTCGTGGCCCGGACATCGACGATGCGGACGCCGTGCGCCTTGTCTCCCTGCGCGGCCAGCACCGACCGCACCATGTCCCCGCCCTGGTTGACCTCGGCCACGATGCTCCCGCCCCACCGCCGTGCGGCGTCGATGGCGACCGCGCCCCATTGCGCGGGGCTATAGCGCCCGCTCAGGTCCTCGAGGACGTACCCCCGCTTGTCGCGCCCCAGCCCCACGACCACGATGCCCGTTTCGTTGCTGGCCGTGTTGGCCGTCACGGCGGGGTCGACGCCCACCAGCACGCGGGCAAAGGTGTCGGGGGGCTGCTCGACGCGCGCCCGCACAATGTCCGCGCCCGTCCACAGCAGCCCCTCGGTGGCGTGCGTCCACTCGCCGAGAAAGACGTGCCGGTATCGCTGCGGGTTGGTGTCGCGCAGCCGCTCGGCCTGCTCAATGAACGAGGGGCTCAGGTTGTGGGCGTTTTGCTGGTAGGTCGTGTGGATGTACAGCGTGTCGTCACGCCGCTCGGCCACGAACCGCTCATAGAGGAAGTGCGTCCGCGCGGCGGGGTTCAGCACCAACACCACCCGGTTGGGGCGGTCCACCTGGCGGATGCTATAGTCGATGGTGTCGAAGCTCTTGGCGTCGACCAGCTCCTCGGCCTCGTCCAACACCCAAGTGGTCACGCCTTGAATGGATTTGAGCCGCGCCGACTGGTTGCCGCTGCTCGTCTTGATGCCGCGAAACAGGATGGCGCTACCCGTGCGCCGGTTGCGGATCGTGTCGCGCGTCACGTCGAAGTCGTCGGCCAGCCCGAGCAGCTCGATCTTGTCCACAAACTCCGGGATGATGGAGATGCTCGCGGCCACCATCGTCCAGCGGGTGAACAGAATGACGTGCCCCGCCTCGTAGGTGAGGTTGAGCAGGAACAGCGCGATATGAAACGATTTGCCCCCGCCGCGCCCGCCCGTCAGGAAGGCATAGCGCCACGCGGGGGCGGGGTTAAACAGCGGCTGGTAGGCGTCTAGCAGCCCCAGCGGGCGGGGCTCACCCGGCGGGCTGGTCATCCATATAGATGGTGAGGATGTGGTCGGTCGCCGGTCGCGCCCAGCTCCAGCGCAAGCCGCGCGCGGCCAGCCACGCCTCTAGACGCGCGCGGCTGTAGACGTTGCAGTAGGTGCCGTGGGCGAGGGTCTGGTCTACCACGATGCTGTCCTGATCGCCTTCCCCGAGCTGAAAGAACACCACGATAGCGGCCTTCCGGGCATGGGCTAGCAGCGTCTCCAGCGCGTTGTGATAGCCGGGGAGATGCTCCAGCACATGACGGCAATACGCCACGTCGGCCTGCCCGTAGTCCTTAAAGCTGTTGCCGATGCTGCCCTGCACCACCTGCGCGCCCAGCCCTTGCCCGTAAGCGACTAGCTCGGGGGTCAGCTCCACGGCCCGGTAGCCGATCCACGGGTGCGCGCGCCAATAGGTCTGGTAGTCGAGGAACGTGCCGGGGCCGAACTCCAGCACCGACCGTGCCCCCAGCGTCTCCACCTGCTGGAACACCGCGCGGCGGCTGTGCGGGTCCGACTGCGAGAGCCACCCCGCGAAGGTTGAGCCGGTGATGCCGCGCGCTTGGATATGGTGCGACCACCACATTTCGTGGGGCTGGCGGGCGCTGCCGGTCGTCTCGATCATCGGGGCGGCTCCACATGGGGAACGGGAATCCAGGCGATAGGCGGGGTGGCGATGGGCTTGTCCCCGCTGGTCACGTCGGTGCGCTGCACGGCCTTGCCGAACGCGCGGTCCAGCAGGGCTTCCGCGGCCCTCACGTCCCCCTTGGTGGCCTTGGCCCGCAGCGCGCGCAGCGTGGCCTCCAGCGCGGTGACGCCGTCCTTCTCCTCGGCTAGCACCTTGGCGAGCGCCTCGCGGATGTCGGGTAACTTGGGGCGTCCCGCAAGGTTACGGCGTTTGTCGGGGCCGGGCTTGAACGGTTTCAGATTTGCTTGTCGTGACACAGATCCCCCACAGTTAGAACGGGCGGAAGGTCGGCATCCCCAGCCCCGTGAAGCGCGGCATGGGCGGCACGGGTGGCACCTCGGGCGGGTGGCTGGCCTCAACCGGCCACGGGATCGGGCCAACCGGCTGGCCCTTGGCGTGACGCTGGTCGCGGAGGGCCAGCACGTCCGCGGTGTCGAGGTGCAGCACCCGGCGCTGGGCGTCCGGTCCGTTGACTTGGCGGGCGCGGATGACGATGGGCTCGAGGTCGCACAGCTTGTGGACGGCTTGGCGGCTGACCCCGAGCAGCGCGGCGGCCTCCGGGATGGTGAGCCAATCGGGACGGGTCGGGGTCATGGTGCAAAGCTAGTGGGTTAGTCTAGGCGGTAGGTATCGGACACAATGGCCCACGCCTCCTCGGCGCTGCGGGCGATCTCGACCCGCCAGCCGCAGGCGCGAAGCTGCTGGTGCCACGCGAGCTGCTCGGGGGTGGGCTTGGTGCGCTTGTCCGGGCGCTTGAACTCTAGGGCGAGCCCTGTGCAGGGCGTGCCGTGTGGCATGGTGCCGGGGCGGAAGCACAGCCAATCGGGGACGCCGCGGGAGACGCCCTCGGCCTTGAGGATGGATGCCTCCACGATGCCACGGCGCCCGCCGTTGGGGACGGCGCAGGCGGGCCAATCGCGGGTGCGCGGGTCGAGCCGCCAACGGGCGACGAACGCGCGCTGCACTTCGGATTCGGGGTGGCGGGGCTTGCGGGGGGCGACGGCTGGGGCGGTCACGTCCACTCCTCCGGGGTGCGGCTGGCGATTTCGCAGCACAGGTCGGACAGCCGCTCGGCCAGCGGCAGCGCCAGCGGGATGGACCGGCGGCCGTCGCGGCGGGCGGTGCCGACCTCGGCGGCCAGCCATGCGGCAGCCTGCACCACCTGCGCGTGGGTCAGGCGCTCGGGTAAAGCGGGGGTGTGGGGGCGGCTCATGCGCCGTCCTCCTCGTCCTCGTACAGCACGTTGCCCGCATCATCTACGCACCGCACGCGGTAGCGGCCATCCCCGCAAGGGCGCTTTCTGCCGTCAAACCATGCGCCACGGTTGCAGTCGCAACTGCCGTTACCCTCGCGCCAGAAATAGTCGCTGCCTTCATGGAACTCAAAATCGGTTCGGAGCGAGCGCGTCTCGCCCGTAGTGGTGTCGGTGGTGTAGACGATGTACGTCTCAGCCAAGGGCTTGTCGTTGCTCACGCGCCCCCCTGGCGGATGCGGTCGATCAGCTCGGGCACGGTCACCTGCCGCAGCACGGCGAGGCGCTGGGCGTCGGTGGCAAGGCGTCGACGCTGGTAGTACGCCTCCCGCTCTTGCATGGCGTGGACCACGGCGGTCAGGTCATGGACTTGGCGGGCGAGGATGGACAGCACCTCGGGCACGTCCTCGGCGGCGAAGGGGCCGAACGGCTCGGGCGGGGTGGTGGGCTCAGGCATCGCGGCGGCGGGTGAGATAGCGGCGGAGGTCATAGAGCAGGACGGCAATGCAGTAGTACGCCTCAAACAGACAGACAGCAAGCCCAGCCATGGCGAAGGTGCCGACGATCCACCACCAAGCCTCGGCCAGCGTGAATGTGACGGGGTCGGTCATGGCTTCGGCCTCGGGGTGCGGGTTTTGCGGCGGGGGCGCACATCACGGGAACGCAAGTAGGTGGATACGCTTTTGGTGCTGCGGCCAAGCTGTTCGGCAATCTGCGGCAGCGTGTGGCCCCGCTGCGCCAGGTCTACCATCACGCGCACCTCCTCCTCGGTCACGCGGTCCGACCGCCGCTTCCACGGGTACGGGAGTGGGCTGGCCGATGGCGGCTCGCGCTTGACGGCTTGTGCCCGCTCAAGGCGGGTGGCGCTGTGGTGCTGCACCGCCAGAAAGATGAGCCGTTCGTGGTCGTGGCGGCTGGCCGCGGCCATGGCCCGCCACTCCTCCGTCGTCATCGGCTCCGGCAGCCCGCCCGCCTCGGCCTCGGCTTGCGTCAGGCGGCGGCGGGCCGCGCCCGTGCCGGTGGGGATGCGGTCACCGGAGCGGATCATAGGTCCACCTGCTCACGCTTGAGTGTGTAGCCGTCAATCTGTGCCACCCACGTCTCGGCTTGGGTAGCGGACGCGATTTCGCACATCGTCCCGAGGCGATTAAAAGGAAAGACCCCGGTTTGCTTGCTCATCCAGTCGTCGTTTGCCCACACATCATCTAGTGCGCTGCGGTAGCTCACCACACTCATCCCGATCACGCGCCCTTCCGGGTCGCGCACGACGTAGGCGTCGATCATGCGTCCACCCCGTCGAGGGCGCGGAGGGTGGGACAAGGGTAGTTGTGCCCACAGGCCACGCAAGTGCCTTGCATCCCCTTAGCGCCTCGGTGGTGCTGCCGCCGCACCAGGTCAATGGCAACGCGGAGCTTGGCGTTTTCTTCCTCTAATTCATCGACTATTGCTTGCATATCGTCGAAGATCATGCGCCCTCCCCGTCAAGGGCGGAAAACATTTCGGTTTGCGTCGGCGCTCTAAGCGCTGGAGCGAGGTCAAGCGCGCGCGTTGCCGCCTCGTCGAATGTCGGTGCTACGATGGTGTGCATCAGCGTCCCGTCGAGTTGATACAAGGAAACGTGAGAGTTTCCCTGCTTGTCGCGCCGGATGGTATGGCCATACGGGGCGTGCAAAAGCCGCTCGACGACCTCGCTCACGCGCCCTCCCCGTCGAGGGCGCGGAGGGTGGGGCAGGGGTAGTAATACTCACATTCATCGCAGACAGCGCCTTTAAGCCCACTACGATGCAGCGCCCGCACCCGCTCGATGGCGGCTTGGAGGCCGTCGTTTTCCTCTTGCAGCCGTTCGTTCTTATGGCCCACCTTGACCCAGTCGGCAGCCATGTCCACGAATATCTCGATCTGACGCCGT